GCTGGTGTGCCGTCTTCTTTGCGTATAAGAGTACGAAGCAAATCGTTTAACTCTTCCGTCTTTTGTTCTTGTTGTAGACGATAGAATTTGAAATAGGTATCAATGCCTAGTTCATCTATCATCCAGAATGTGATTACCTCGCCGTAGCGATCTACAATATCAGCGTCAGTGATTTCTACTTTTGCTAACTTGGGTATTTTTGCTAATGTTGAAATGTCCATCTGTTAATCCTTTTGTCTGTTAATCAATGTGTGTGCCAACACCAAGAGAAACTTGACGCGGCCCTGTGCTTTTTCTATATCACCACGAGCACACTTTAATTCATTTGTGCATTTGGCGATCTCTGCTATAAGACTTTCTAGCAGTTCTTTGTCATTCTTGTTATCTATGACATCCATATATCTTCGTCCCTTTGTATTTATAGGCGGTGAAAGAAAAGGGGGCTGTTATGCCCCCATTCCTGACTCGCTCCCGAGTCCTTAAGATGCCGCTACTGTGTATTCGCCTGATACTGTGATAGTAACTGGTGATACCCATACTGGTGAGTCGGCAGTCACTGTAGGTGCCAATCCAGTAATGTATCCTACACCTTTGATAAAAGTGTCGGTAGTAGAGTTCTCAACTCTGATTATGAAGTTAATCAATGTCTTGTTACGACTGCAACCAAATAGACCTTGTTCTGCAATAGTGCCGGTGATACTTGCCGCCACAGTGGTACCAAAGAATGTGGCTGTATCAACAACCAAGTTCATTGAAATACTGTTTGTAGAGGTGGTAGCAATTTGCTTCTTAGCAGTTGAATCTAGTTGGCTCCAAGTAAAGACATCGTTAGCCGCATTGATAGTCATATCTTGTAGGGCTGGTATCGCAAGTGCTCCTACGCCTTGTGTGATGTCGCTTTCACTACTTGCAACATCAAGGCTTAGGGTCACTGCGTTAGCAGTTCCTGGTGCTGGGTTAATATATGCCATTTGGCAATCTCCTTATTATGATGATATTTTTGTAAATCGTATTTCTATCTCTGTTACCATAACATCGTTCTCATAACTTACTGCCACAGTTGCTTCGCGACGGTTTGTACCATCTGCGATGTCAATGTTTTTAGCAAGTATTAGATCCTGTACTAGGGTATCATAGTTAGAAGGAACTGTTTTTGCATCGTTGGCAAAATAGATCCGCGTACTTTGTGTTTGTTGATTGATACTCAGTGTGCCTAAGGTTGCAATCAAGGGTTCTGAAATATATTCAACATTGTCTACATAAATCTTTTTCAAGTTTTTTATGTAAAGTGGTATGGTGTTGTCTCTCCAAGGGCTTTCCTCTGATAGAAGATAACCTCCTAGTGCCAATCCATTAATATAATCAAGAACTTCTTGTCGCATTATCTTACTCTCTTAAGGTTGTATTGACCTGGAGACTTCTCTGCGGAACTTATGGTTCCACTGTTGTCAAAGTCATACCAATCACCATTAGTGATTAACTCACCAAGTAGTGTATCTGCCTTTTGAGTGTAGTAGCCCATCTTTTGTCTTTCAGCATTGTCTTCGCTTCCAAAGTCAGCGATTGACGGTAGGATGAACTCACTTAGTGCAGTATAAACGCAGAGATCCGTAAAGTCATTAAGTCTTGCCTTAATTCTATTAGGGTTCACTGCGGGAATGTCTGCCACTGTGTTGTAAACGGTGTTTTGGTCACGACGGATGTAGTAACTTTTCCACCAAGCACTAGAGCGTATCTTTGAAAGGATACGCTCTGTTGCTCTTATCAATTGTGTATCCACAATGTCGTCGGATAGGCCTTCATTGGCTTCAAAGAGGCGTTGATCTTTATTCACCACATCTTGAAACTCTGCAAAACTTACAACTGTTCCTGCTTCTTCAATGAATGCCATTCTATTCTCCTAATTACGCTGGGTCAACTAATGAACTGTCTGCGGTAATTTTGCAACCGTAGCCATCATAAAGTTCACCAACACCGTAGTGTGCGGATGCAACAATATCATCACCAACAAAAGAAGCACGACGCTGAGTCTCAATAGAGATATCACCAATCATTGCCAAGCCTAATGCATCGCGGTGGAATACAGCACCAACATAGTCACCAGCGGTGCCTGTGTTAGCAATGTTTGCACTTTCAAATACTGGAACACCAAATAGTGTGCCAACATAACCAGTAGTCATTGCTTCGTTCTGGACGACACCAGCATTTGGGTTAGCAAATGTGTTTGTCAATGCGGACTTCAAGTCATAGGCAACATATGGGTTCAATACGCAAGCCAATGCATCACCAGGAACAGCGTTAGCACGAAGACGAGCAACTGCGTTGGCTACTAGAGCCGCTGACATTGCTGTGCTTGCACCGCCTACGCCTACTGAGAAGCCTGAGAATAGAGCCAATAAGTCTTGGTCCATTTTCTTAGCGATTGCTTCACCGAATAAACGGCCCATGTCTGCAACTACATTAGAAGCAGAACTTGCACGAACTAGGTCAGTGATCATTGTGCGAATAGCAATAGTAGAAACAGTTAGTGTAACACCATCAGTGGAAATTGCTGTGTTAGATACTTCATCACCTTCTGTCACAGCGGTTGCTGATTGCACTGGGTAGATAGGAACAGTAATTGTCTTACCGTTGCTTGCTGGGATTGAATAATTTTTAACGAGACCACGCATGATGCTTCTCTCGTTTGCTACGAACATTGCCTCAGCAGTAATTGCTGGTAACAGGTCGTTTAGTGTTGTGGTTGTAGAACCGGCCATAATAAAATTTCCTTTAAGTTAGTTAAGCAAGACCTTGAGCCTTGCGATATTCTTTATAGGCTGTACGGTGTTCTGGATTTTTCATATCTAAACTAGATAAGTCAATCTTTTTACCACCAACAGCCCCGCTTACATTGCTTTTGGTAGAAGTCGTTGTGGGATTCGCTAACTTAAAATGAGGATTTGTGTCTAAGAATTCTTTGACTAAATCATCTACGCCTATGGGTTCACCTTTGTCCGAATAACGAACTGAGCCCTTGCTATCCACTACTTCAACATCACCGCCGTCACCAAGACGAATATTAGACGATAATAGTGCCTTAACTTGTTCTGCATTGACAGCATTGTATTTTGCTGCCGCTGAGATAAGTGGCGTATTAATCTTATATTCCTTGATGACTGCATCTCTCTTAGAGATTTCAGCATCTTTTTTTGCGGCTAATTCTTGTAGGGTTTTCTCAAATTCACCACGCTTCAATTGTTGCTCTTGCTGACGCTTGTCTGCTTCTGCTTTCAACTGTCGTAGTTCTTCTGGGTCTCCTAAGTCTTCATAAGGCTTTAGTAGTTTCTTCTGAATAGACCCTTTCATACGGGCCATCATATTATCTACTTCTTCCTGACTGTAAGTTTTAGTCGCTTGTGCCTGATTTCCATCTTGTGGGATTGCCGCATCAGTTGCGTCGTTGTATTCGTTTGTAGCCAATGTATTTTCTGACATTGTGACATCGCCTCCTTTAGAGTGTTTAATATGTTTATTTATATGAATGACAAAATATCACTCAGATAAACGGGTTCTTATATCATTTAATTGTTTTCTATTCTGTTGGATCAACACCTTGACGGGTGTTGCAAATTTTCCATAGCCAGGATATGAAAACAACCATTCTGATTCTTGATCATCACAGTCTAATTCTGTAGCCATTGCTTCAACTACTGAATCAGGATAATCTACAATGTACATTCTAGCATGGAACTTGCCCAGGGGCTCTAATGTATCACTATCTTGCCAATTGACAATGTCAATTAGATCTTGTTTATATGCTCTAAGACTCCAAGGACATTCTTTTTGAATGCTCTCAAAGTATTCTAGCCAATTAACGCTTTGGTGGCTTCTTGCCTTTTCCACGACCACGGCCCATTGCTTTCTTCATCATCGCTCGCTCCTCTTGTGTTTTATATGTTGGATGTATCCAATTTGTAGTGGTATTGCTAATGTAGTCTGCTACCTTGTCTGCTATCTTCATCAAACGAAATAAGTCTATTTCACTGCGAGCCATATTGTTTTCTATTTTGCCTAGCATTAAATTACAGCCTCGGTGTAGAACTCTTCTTATTATTCCAGATCTATGATCGTGGTCCAATACTGCCTTACCTTCATCAATGATATCATCACATAATCCACATCTATGTTCCTGTTGTTCTAGTAGATAATTTCTAACTGCAGGAATCTCTTTGTATTTTAATTTTTCCATTAAGGATTATTCTTCTACTGCTTCCCACTTGGCACACCAATAGACTGCACGAACTGGAGCGTCAAACTTGGTACAATACATTTCACCTGGCTTGTAGTATTCACAGTTGCCACAGTTCTGTCCTTGAGGAACTTCTGCGTTAGTTGCTGGTTGGTAAGCCGCAGGCAAGTTGGCATTTATTTCTTCACCATCTTCATATAGTCTACCTGGCTGTGGGTTAGGATCTATGAATGGTAAATCGCTTTTCTCTTCACCCATCCACTCTAGGATATGCTCATCAATCTTGCGTAATACCACAGGGTCAGTGGCTGTGTTCTTAGCACTTTGTAATTGTGCTATCTCACTACCTGTATCGCGAATGTTAAAGGAACCTGGATAGTCAATGCTTCCCATCCATTGTTGTCCCATATACATAAACCAGAATTGCCACATTTGTTCTTCGGCTAACTCTAGGTTGTCTGCTTTCTCACTAAGGCGAGCATTAAGCAATTGGAATTCTGTTTCCATTGCAACACCTGACATTGTACGGCTTTCTGTGGCACGAACGGCACCAGTGTTGGCCATCTTGTCTATGCTGGTGATTGAATGTTCAATGGCTTTGTAGATTGAATCAATACTTGCACCACCAAACTCTAGAATGTATGGCTTCAAGCCTGGATCCAAGTTCTCTGGCATATGGATTAAACTGCCAGCACCAATGCCTGCCTGTGTCTCAGGTGTCTTAACTAGACTAGGATGACTGTCTAGTCTAATACTTTGTTCTACTTCTGAGGTTGCGTTGTATATAAATTTTTGAGCGTCCGCGATGTCCGTCAAATCACTAATTCCAAAACCGCGAACAATACTGCGTCCATTGTAGGCACATACTGCTGGTATCTTGCCTAAGCCATTGGCTTCAATGATTTCTTCTACAATTTGATCTGTTCTAACATTCACTGTGGTAGTGCGAATTTCTGACATTGTCCATTCTTTAACAATACTTAATTCGCCTGTGGTTTCTTCTAGGTAGCGAATGTAAACAAGTTCAATCTTGCCGCTTGGCTGTCTTGAATACTGCCAATCTAACATTGCCAATGGTGTTAGTAGACTTACATAAGGGCGAACGCCTTGTGCTTGTTCGTCTGCCACTGTGACTGCACCAACATTAGGCTTGCTTACTATGATCCAGCAATGTCCAAACACTGAAGCCCAGGTAGCCACATCCTTCATAAATGCGTTTAGACTGCGTCCATCAAAGTCCGCATCACGCAAGAACATTTCTAGTTCAAATGTCATACCATTGTTGTCGAAATCTCTAATAGGTTCTTCACGGAACAAGAATGAATTATAAACACTAATCACTGAAGCACAATGGTTTTCTAATGGTGTTGTTCTAAGTCTAGCACTATACTCAGCATCTGTTTCTAGTTGATAGCGGGAAAGGTGTCCGGCTTCTTTGTATTCTCTTCCGCCTACATAACTTTCTAATAGATACTTCCATTGATCATCGTAGTTCTGATAAAGTTCATTGCCAGTTAATAATCTTTTAAGTTCTGTTGATAGCGTTTCTATGACATTCATAATTGTTCCTTGTTATACCACACGGTGTCCCCAACGCTGTGGTATCAGCAGGCTTGGGTCTATATCTCTACGCACTGGGAATAAGTAGTCAACCATATAACCCAATGCATCATTCATATGATCATAGCCACTGTCTTTGTCAGGCTGGCTACTGCCTTCTTTGTAGGTTTGTCGTTCTAAACCTTCTATTGTATATTTACACTTGGGATCAATAATCAAGTGTCTAATACTGGTACTAGAGCACAAACGGCTGTTCACAGCGTTGATTCTATCACGAACAGGCGTATGCACTCTTGGGGCTTTGACAACAAAGCCAGCATTACTCAACAGAGTAACATCAGTCATACCACCTGCTGATGTCTTGCGTTGATTGCCTGCAGGGTCTGGGTAAACCCAAAATTTAGTTCTGGGGAAGCGTTGTTTAAGTTCATCAATCATCTCTTGTGTATTAGAACTAAACAATCTTACTTCATCTATGATATGTAAGGTATCACCAATCCTGGTAGCAACCACCGCTGACATAGGATCTATGTTGAAGTCCATTCCAACATATAACACATCAGGGGTATTACCAACATATTTAACTACATTAAGGGCTCTATCAAATGAGTAGTAAATGCGTCCTGAGAATGTTTCAAAGGTGGCCATATACTCTTGGCGAAAGGTGCGTTCATCTAGATCCTTGCGTGCCTGCAGTATTTCTTCTTCAGGGACTTGCCCACCGTCTAGTGTAGTGTATGTGAATGATTGCCAGTTGGTAGGGTCATCCTGTGTGTTCTGGTAGACTTCATAAGCCCAATTGCCAATACCTTTGGGCGTGCCGATGAACAGGGCTTTGCCTGCTTTGTCTGACAGGGTGGGTCTAAGAGTTTCATACCAGGCTTCTGGGTCAATGTCCGCAAACTCATCAAGTACAATAAAGTCAAGACCCACCCCACGCAGGCTATCATAATTATCAGCACCCTTGAGACTGATAACACTACCATTGACAAGACTAATAGTAAGTTCTGTTTCATTGGTTTTAGCCACCCAGTTGAGATCTTGTAGTTTGTTCTTTAACTTACGCCAAACAATTTGTCGTGCCATTTTGTAGGTAGGAGCCACATACCATACATCCTTCCCAGGATCCTTGGCGTGATAGCATAACTCTCTTATAGAAAGGTGGGTTTTACCAAAGCG